TTGCAGAATCTATATAAAAAGCTTTATTGGTAGAGCCAGCATAATTAGGAATATACATATCGTAACTAGCAAATGTGCTTGCTGTAACGCTTGAGCCTGGAATATAAGTTAAAAGATTATCACTACCGCTTGCTGAATAAACTGTTGTATTGTCAGAACCCGCAAATCTCCATGAAAAATTGGCTGCGCTGGTGTTAAACTTTGTATAAAGGACGAACCCAGCAGGGCCGCCAACACCTGTGTTTCTTAAAGATAATTTAAGTGCGAGGTCTGTGTAGGTGCTAGGGATTGACATAAAGTCAATGGCAGAAGTGCCGCCTGACCCGACTGTAGAAGAAGCGATTAACTCATAAGTATTTGGCATTATGCGCTCGCAATTCCGTAGAGGGTAAAGGTTGAGCCTGTGACAAAGTTGGCTGCGCTTTCATTGGTAAAGGTGATTGAAGTAATGGCAGAAGTTGAACGCCATAACCCAGCCGTTGCTGTAACTACCCAACTTGGATTACCTGCTCTAAATAGGCAAGTCTTAAATGTAGTGGTGTTGGAATAGTTCATAATTTGGATTATGCTCATATTGGTTGGGGTGTTATTACTACTTCCGACAAGTCGAAGAAATGCTTTATTAGAGTCGCGGCTGGCAAAAGCACTAGACCCATCGCCGCCCACGCTTGTGCTGCTGTAGTTAGTTGCACTGTCTCCGTTGTAAGTCCAGTATAAATCGCGATTTGCATTGGCTGAATTGCCGATGACTGCAACAATTACAAGGTCTGTGTATCCTGAAAAGGAATTAAATGTAACGCTGCTTTGCGCACTTCCTAGCGTGGTAGTGGCTATCGGCGTGTAAGTAGAACCTGCGGGCATTTATCTATCCTTTGATTCCGTAAAGCGCGAATGATGAATACTGCAAGAAGCCAGAGCCATTAGTTGAGCCTAAAGTAATGCTTGTAACGGCTGAGGTTGAACGCCAGTTGCCAGAAAAAAGTCCGACATAACCTGAACCATTTGCATCGTAACCAAGAAGGTTGCGGACTGTCTTATATTTATTCGAATCGGCATAATCTAAAACGTCTATAACGCCACCAGCAAAAACGCTAGCTGTGGCACTTGAGGCGGGAACTGTTCCCATGAGCATATAAGCAGAGGAAACGTCGGCATTTGCATCTACCGCGCTGCCTGAACCTCGAAGAAAATGGTCTGAGTAATTCGTGCCTGAGTCTGAGTTAAAGCGCATGTAAAGACCATCAAGTGTGTTCGCTCTATCGTTACGAGTAATCAACCGAACCTGTAGATGCTTGTAGGTGCTAGGGATTGACGAGAACGTAGCCGTAGCAGCGCCACCCGACCCAATCGATACTGTAGCAATGGACTCGTAACTGGTTGTAGAGGCGGCAACGCCCCCAGCCAATAGCCCTGAGATTACGTTAAGCAATCGCGCCCACCACATACCAAGTATCTGTCGCAGTCTTGATGCAGACCGCTGTCTTGTATTGAGCCAAGGTTGGAGAAGCTGCAACCGCACCTGCTGATAGGACTGTAGTAGTGCCTGAAGTTACTGCGCTTATTGTGACTGCGCCCAGCCCTTTATTTAATACTGTTATGGCCGTGCCGATGGGATATGCAACCGCCGCGTTCGTAGGAATCTTAAAGGCTACTGCTGTCGCCTTGTTCATAGGGACTAGGACTTGGTACTGATCGTCTAGGACTGCTGTGTAGTCAGCCGTAGCATCTGCATCGACTGTGAAGGCGGTCAGCGAGTTATAGACCGCTGCTGTTAATACATCGCCTGTTGCGACTGGAAAGGTTGCCATGATACTCCTAGTAACTCAAAGTTGATTGTCCGATTATACCGTAGGTACTGCTGCCTATAATGAATCCGTCCAATATAGGTTCAAGCGTGGTGATTGTTACGCTCATCTTGTTAGGTGTTATGTCCCAAGCAAAGCCCTGCGCTTGAAGTGTCTTACTGATTGTGCTGCCTTCTTGCGTCACGTTTGTGATTGCCAAGTTGTCGAAGTAGTCCAAGCCAATCATTGTGTTGGTTGGCACTGCTGGGTCTAAGAGATCAACGGTCATCTCATCGATGCGGATTGTGGTCTCTTTGCGAGTGTTCACATAGTTGGCAGCTGCCCCTGCTACCTGAGTATCTGTCTCAGCTACGAGGTTCTCCTGTGTCAAAGAGTGTGGGAAGTATTTGTCAATAGAAGCCTGAGAGATGACGTTCTGGGCTGTGCCACCTACGCGGTTAAACTTCACATCGTTGATGATGAGCTTGTCATCGAAGGCGTACTTGAGGTTCTTGTATGGGATACCTGAAGTTTGATTAAAGGCTGTTGCTGCATTGCCTAAAGTCTTAGTAACTTGGCTGCGAGACTTAAATACGGCAGTACCGTCTGGGCTCATGTAGAACGCGCCTAGACCTTCTGAGAACTCTACGTTCTTGACTGCTTCAAGGGTTGTGCGGATTGTCGCTGGGTCTGCTAGGCACGTTGCGTCGCCTGTAGCAATAGATCGCATGGACACAGGCCATTGCACGTCATCGAGAATCTTGCCTATGCGTGTGCCTGTTGTCTGCCCTGCTGGAGTTGTAGGCACTGTTGCCACGTTAGCCATCTGAAGAAGGCGGAAGCCGTCTGTGCAGAGAATATCTACATAGGCTGTTTCCTGCCCTTGAGGGAAGGTGTATTTATAGTCATTGACATAGCCTGAGAATAAGAAGTGCTGGGCTGTTGTAGTTGTAGCTGCAACACGCAACTTACGCAGAGGTACAAGGTAAGGGTAGTAAGGCGATGAAGTGTTTTGTGGGTTGAACGCACCTGTTGGGTCTAGAACTCTCACAATGGCTGTGCCAGCCTCGTAGGTGTCCTTCATGATATTGCGACCACGGCGGATTGAGATTGAATACACGTTAGGAGTTAAATCAACTGTAGGAATAACTACGTCAGATGCACCGAAAGTATTGACGCCGATAACGCCGTTGTCTGGTGATCCTATGACGAATCCTGCCCCAAATGTTGCACCAGAGCTAAAGTCGAAAGTAACCGCTATCTGTGCAGGTAACGCCATTACTCAAAGCCACCAGTTCTGCGGTTCACATAAGTCTGGTTGCCTGTAGAAAGGCTCTGCTGCATAAGGTTCTTTGCAATTGTATTGGTCAAGTCTCCATCGCCTGTAATCTTTAATTCGACCACTACTGGATTATTGGCGTTAGGGTTATAGTTCAAGCCAGTCTTTTGATTGTAGGTAATCATGTTATCTGAAGGCAATAAAGGAACATTGGTGTCTGGAATTTTTTTAGGTATTACAGAAGTATTTCCCTCGGTTATGCCAGATGGATTATTACCTGTAAGTATTGCAGCTGCCTTGCTTGCCAAGTAACTGAGGTAAGCATCTAAGTACTCAAAAGGGTTCTTGGCGTTAGGCAGAGCTGAGAGGAACTTGGCAAGGTTGCCTGAAGAATCCTGTGCAGCAAGAATCTGGTTAGTTAGTCTGGTTGCCACTGCCTCATTGCCATTAAGCAAGGCAAGTTGAGCCTGAATACGAATTTTGTCATCTTCTGAGAGTTTGCCCTTGAGTGCAGCAACCAACTGAATCTGGTCTAGGTCAAAGACTGTGCCAGCCTTCTTGAGAGCGTTCTGCTTCTTCTGCTCGGCTGTAAGTGCCTTCTGTGATGTGACTTGCTTCTTTGTAAGTGCTGCTAATTCCTTGGCTCGCTTGGCTGCTGCAGCTTCCGCTGCGCGTTGCTGTGCTGTTCTAGCGGCTGTACCTGCTGGAGACTTAGAACGATTAGTTGATGGCTTGCCTTCTAGTATGCCTACGAGTGATCCATCAGCCCCAGTTAATCCACCGAATGTGGTGAGGAAGTCAAGACCTTTGTAGAGTTTGACCAAGCCACCTACAAGGAAGCCTGTAGCTGCGGTAACGCCGTTGATTGCCTTGGCAATATTGTCAATAGCCTTTACTGCATCTGAGGTCTCTGAGCCACCTGCAATACGAGCAAAGGCATCTACTAGTCCTGCGCCAATTGTTTCCTTGGCGTTCTCTCCTGCAAGGGTAAGGGCATCAAGCTTGAATGAGGTTGTCTCAAGATAAGCCTGCGCAGAGCCAGCAGACTTTGCAAGCACAACGCCTAGAATCTCATTAAATGATTTGGTTTGTAGTTCTGCCCTAGTAAGCCCTGTGTTGTATTTGATGAGACCACGGGTAACACCTACATAACCCTTGTTTAAGTCCTCGACTACTGTGCCAAGTTCTATGCCACTTGCGCGACTTATCTGAATTGCATTGTTAAGCAGTTCTTGAGACTTGGTTAATGATCCTGTGGTTGTTAATAATGATTGAAAGGCTGGACGTAGAACGTCATCTGCAATAGCGGAGGACTGCTCTAGGTTAGCGATAAACTCAGAGACACGGCTTTGTGAGAATGAAAGACCTAGGTTATCGACTGCCGTAGCAAGTCTGCGAGCTGCTGCTTCGTCAGCTGCAAAAGCCTTTACAGCCTCTTTGCTATAGCGAACTATTGCGGTAGTACCGAGTGCCAAGCCAAGGCTCTTGCCTAGTTGGACAACTCTTTTATCTAATCCAAATATGGCTTTGTCGGCTTCCTTAAAAGCCTTCTTGCCCTTGAACTCGGCGGCTAAGTCAATTCTTAAATCTGCCATTAGACCTTATCCTTCATCGAATCAAACTTGTCCTTAGCCTTGAAAATTGCCTTTACGACTCCATCTTGAGCCTTGCCACGATCGTCCTCAAACGCTCTAAAGATTGCACGGCCTGTCATCTTCTGGCCTTTGCCTACAAGTTGTCCACCAAGTTTAGGAGTGAACTTGCCAGTAACGCCTGACTTGCGTCCTGCTGTTTCATAGATAGCACCAGCAGCAGATTTGTTAAAGATAGATGCAAGTGCTGAGAATCCGTTGCGATTAGGCTTGCTAGGTGTGGACTTAAAGGTAATGCCCTTGCGAGCCTCTGCAACGTCATAGTAACGATTAGCCCAGCGACCACCAGCGTTAGGACGTTTCAACCAGCCACTAGGTGCAGCTTCATTGCTAGGCATAAAGCCACGAGCATCACGAACTACTGGCTTGAGGAATGAGCCAATCTCTTTGCTGACTTCTTTAGCCAAGGTTGGTTCAACTACAGCCAAAGCTTTACGAAGAGCGACCGCGCCTTGCAGTTTTACTGGCATCGCTTCGCTCCTTCGCTAAATCCTTGAGCACATCTACATGTGCCTTGAAAGCCATCGGCGATAGTTCGACAATGGTTTGGAAGGGAACTCCATACTCGTAACTCAAGCGAGCTGCGAGATAGGTGAGGGAGTTCCGATCTACCCTAAAGGGTCAGACTCTAAGACCTCAACTGACTTGAGTGTCTCAAGGAATCCTTCCCCGAAAGGTTTGACTGTTTCACCCGAACGTCTAATTGCTTCCCAGCACAGCCAGTAAACGTCTGACTGCTTCTGATCTTCAATCAAGGCTTTATGAAAGCCCTTCTTGGCGTATTGCTCGAAGGCGTATTCAATCAGTGGAGTAATCTCGTACTCTGTTACTGAGTTGTCTGCCCTTGTTACCTTGAGTTTTGCCATTTTAGCCCCTGACTTAGTTGGTTAGAAAGTACCTGTTGTAGCAACTGCCACAGTACCAGAGACGTTCATTGTGAGGCTCTGTGTTCCGAGGTCTCCAACTGCGCCGTTAATATCTGTAGTGTTGTTGATAAGGCATGTAGCTGTATAGAGAGGGTTAGTCGCTGATACTGCTGTTCCCTTTGACTGAAGAAGAACTACTGTTACGTTAGTTCCCCATGCAGCCTGAAGTGTCTGAAGGACTGAAGCTGTTGCTGTGTCGTTCAGGAAGTCTAGAGTGATTGAAGATGCTTCAAGTCCCTTAACGAACTTGTGTCCTGAATCGCCCATTGCTGTTACTTCGAGTTCATCGAAGTTGCGGTTGAGTGTTACTGATGTAACGTGGTCTGATAGATCGACGGAATTAACCTTGACGCCTACCAAGTTGCTCATGAATACTGCCATTTTAGGTTATTCCTCGTCTTTCTTAGATGTTGGTTGTGGTGCTGATTTTGTTGCTGGTGGAAGCTGACCAATCTTGATTAGAAAGTCGGCTTGCTCCTTTGTCCAATCGTCCATCGATTAGCTCCATTCCGTTAGGGTACTGATTGCAATGTCGCAAGTCAGTAAATCTCCAGAAGCGATTGACAGGACGCTAGGCGCGCTGACGCTTCCTACGTTAAATACAATGCTGGAGGCTTCTAGAAGCGCAAAGACTCGAATAATGTCGGTCTCTATGCCAGCAAGGTTGCCCTCATTGTCAAGCAATGGGACAAGGATAGAAATCTTAAAGTTAGCCAAAGGTGCTATGGCTGTGTAATCGTTATTGCTGGGAATTATGTACGGATCGTTAGGGATGACGATGACGCTATTCGCTATCGGAGTGCTTGGAGGATATGAGAATACCGACCACTTTGTGTTATCAGTAAGAGCTGCTGCGATTGAAGCGCGGAGTGTGGTTATGGCTGGCATTAGCCCACCATAGAACGAGGGTCAAGATATGGAGCAAGCAAGCCACGAACGCGAGCCAAGAGTGTGTTGCCCATGCGATAAGGGCTAGGAGTAAAGCCATCGATTGACACGCCACCAGAAGAAGGAGCTTGACGGCTCTGCCAGATATCGATTGAAATCATGAGGCTGGCTTCTTGGATTGCTGGAATGGTTGTGTAATCCACATAAGTTTCAGCAGCTGCTGTGCCATAAGGGACAACTGTGTGAACTGGGTTATCGCTTGTGTGAGTTGTAGTAATAGTAAAGTTCTTAGTGCCTACGCCTGTAATGGTCTTAGTACCGTTGTACTTTGTGCCAGTGTTGCTAATCGTTACCGATTGCCCGACATAGAACACATCTTTGATATCTTGATTAAAGTAAAGAGTTCCTACTGTGCCGACATTGCCGTGAGCAATAATTGGCTGTTCGTTCTTCCATAGAAAGGGCAACAAGACATTGTCAGCAGCATCGCAGACTTCTTGCAAGACTGCATCGGTGTAGAGAGTGCCTACGCCAAGAGCTGTGCGGAGTTCTGCAACTGTTGTTGTGCTCATTGTTATCCTTTCTAAAGACTCAGAGGGACTGCAAGGGCTCTGGCAGCCCCTCTGAGTGACTTAGTGTGGCTTACGCCTTGTTGTTCTTAAATGCGCCTGCGCCGACCTTAGTCGCGATTGCGCCATAGCCGTAGTAACCAATTGTGATCTGTCCTGCCGCTGTTGATTCTGCGCGGAGGCGATATGTTGGTGACTCGTACCATGTGTAAGCATCTGGGTTCACAATGATGATTGAACCATCTGTGTCTGTGCCTGAATCTGTGTTAGGTGTGACGTAGAGGTTAAGACCTGCAACGTTACCTTGTAGAGCTGTAGGTGATACTGCTCCGCCTGCGTTCTGTGGCTGTGATGCTGTGT